CCGTTCCTTTTCTAACCCACAAAACACCTCGATCGCCCACGATCAGACTGGATCGATTTGATCAACCTTCAAACGGGAGAGATCTTAAGTGATCCGACCTATTCAGAATTAGGAGGTGTGCAAACACCCCGTATTCATTCAAAACTCAATGATTTGCCATCAAAAGGCGATGAAATGATTGAGTTTGCAGCTGAGATTGGGCTCAATTTGATGGAATGGCAAAAGTATGTCTGCATCCATGGTCATAAAATCCGACCGGATGGTAGATGGGCTCATTCCGAACTGGGATTGATCATGGCAAGGCAGCAAGGTAAATCAACTTTGATGATGCTTCGGATTTTGACTGGAATGTTTGTGTGGGGTGAAGGCTTACAACTTGCCTCAGCTCACAGACTTACAACTTCCCTAGAAACCTTTAGACAGATTGTTGGACATATTGAGCAAAATGACAGACTGCAAAAGGAAGTAAAGAAAATCAGATGGCAACATGGTGCAGAGGAAATTGAATTATTTGGCAACAGGCGATTTGTTGTAAAGGCTGCCAACAATGCAGCTAGAGGTTTATCAAAACCTGAAACGATCCACCTTGACGAGTTGCGTGAATATAAAGATGAGGATGCTTGGTCATCAATGAGATATTCCATGATGGCAGCTAAGAATCCACAGGTTTGGATCTATTCATCAGCTGGAGATCAACATTCCGTAATCCTAAACAAATTGCGTGAGAGGGCATTGGCGTCAGCCACGACCGATGACCCGATTGGTTGGTTTGAGTGGAGTGCAGAACCCGATGCACCAATCTTGCTTCCGTCAGGCGAGATGAACTGGGCTGCTTTCGCTCAAGCCAATCCATCATTAGGAATCACAATTCACCCAGACAACTTAAAAGCGGTTATCAATGATCCGCCGGATATTGTGCGAACTGAAGTCTTGGCTCAATGGGTAGATACAATCAACTCAGCCATTGATGCACAAAAATGGGGATTGTGTCAGACTGATCCGATACCTTTAGATCCTGAAGCACCTACTTGGCTTGGCTTAGATTTATCGCCTGATCGTAAATTTGGCGCATTGGTTGCAACTCAGAAATTACCAGGAGAAAAATTCAATTTAGTTTTACTTCACACTTGGTCAAATGATTATTCTCTAAATGATTTAGCAGTAGCCAATGATATTGCTCCATATGTAAGAAAATACAACACACAAACTGTGGCGTATTCCAAGCGGACTGCACAAGCTGTTGCAAGTCGGCTAGTTCCTGCTGGAATACCCATAACCGACATGGATGGCGCAATCTATGCGGAAAGTTGCGATCGATGGCTCGGGGCGATCAATAGCCACAGATTGCAACATGGTGGGCAGGATGAACTGACCCAACAAACCCTTTCAGCAGCTAAATTGCCATTTGGGGATGGCAGTTGGGTTATTGGACGGCGAGCAAGTCGAGTGGCAGTTTGTGCAGCTGTCGCATCGGCTTTAGCAACTTATTTTGCGACACAACCAGAAACGGAGATTGACATACAAGTCGGATAATTAGGATATATGGTATATTATGTGCTAATGGGATTATTCGATAGATTTTTGACAAATCAGACACCAACAGTTCAAATGGATGTCGCTGCTGCCAACACTCCTTACAATTTGCAATCAGCTGTGGGCGGATTATTTTATGGAGCGCAAACTGCAACTCGCGAACAAGCGATGTCAGTTCCATCAGTAGCAAGAGCAAGAAATATAATTTGCTCAACAATTGGTTCATTACCAATTGAAACTTACAATCATTTTACAAAAGAACACTTACGACCACAACGCGTAATTATGCAACCAGATCCAAGAGTTGCAGGATCAGCAATTTACGCATGGATCGCGGAGGATTTATTATTCCACGGCGTGGCTTATGGAATTTGCTTGGACGCCTACTCCAGTTCAGATGGTGGTCGCATTCGTGCATGGACAAGAGTTGCACCAGATCGTGTTACATATAATTTAAATGCAAATCAAACTGAAATTACTTCATACATGGTTGATGGGATGCATGTTCCAGCAACTGGCATTGGATCTTTAATTGTATTTAGTGGATTAGATGAAGGCGTATTAAATCGCGCAGGTCGCACAATTCGAGCAGCTCAGGAATTAGAAAAGGCTGCTGAGTTATACGCTAAAGAGCCAGTTCCAACAATGGTGTTAAAATCAAATGGAACAAATCTTACTCCAGAGAGAATTTCTAAACTTCTTGAAAGTTGGAAGGTTGCGAGAAACACAAGAGCAACTGCATTCTTAAATGCTGATGTTGAATTAACAGCATTAGGTTTTGACCCACAAAAATTACAATTAAATGAAGCACGCCAATACCTTGCTTTGGAACTTGCTCGCGCTGTTGGAATTCCAGCATCATTTTTATCTGCTGAAACTACTTCAATGACTTACTCAAACATGACTGCTGAAAGAAAAGCCCTTATTGATTTCAGTTTAAGAAATGTAGTCACGCCTATCGAGCAAAGATTGTCAGCCGCTGATTTTGTGCCAAATGGCGTTGAAGTTCGTTTTGACATTGACGATTTCTTGCGAGGTTCAGCATTAGAGCGTGCGCAAGTTTATGAAATCCTAAACCGCATCGGTGCAATGAGCATCGAACAAATCCAAGAGGAGGAGGACTTAATCCGATGAAGATTAACTTCCCAATAACAATAACCGCTGCCGATACAAATAAGAGAACTATCTCTGGAACTATCGTGAGTTGGAACGAAGCAGGAAACACATCAGCAGGAAAGACAATTTTTAACAAAGACAGCATTGATTTCTCAAAGCCTGTCAAATTGTTATTAGAACATGACAAAACTCGCCCACTTGGAAAACTGATTGATATAACTGCCAATGATCAAGGTTTAGAAGGCACATTCAAACTAGCAAAGACTTTTGCAGCTGATGATGCTTTAGAGGAGGCAGCAACTGGATTACGCGATGGATTTTCTGTCGGAGTAATGGTTGATGCATGGGATAACAAAGATGGCGCAATGGTTATTTCAAAAAGTTCATTATCTGAGGTCAGCCTTGTCGCAGATCCAGCAATTGCATCAGCTCGCGTTGAACGCGTAGTTGCAACAGAAACACCAACAGAGAATTCCGAAGCAACCGCTGAGGATACAACAACACAGGAGGACAAAGTGTCTGATACAACTTCAGATGCTCCTATCGCAACCGAAGCGGTAGAAGCTGCAAAGTCTGAGCCTGTGGTAGTCGTAGCAACTCAATCAGTTGCTTACACAAAGCCACGCTCACCAATCACAAACAAAGCAACATACTTGGAGCATTCAGTTCGTGCTGCTCTAGGCAATGAGGACAGCCGTCAATATGTAATGGCAGCTGATACAACTTCAAACAACTCTGGTCTAATTCCAACACCACAATCAACTGAAATCATCAACGGCATTTCAAATGCTGATCGTGGTTTAATCGATGCTCTATCTCGCGGAGTTCTACCAGCATCAGGAATGACTTTTGAAATTCCTAAAATCACAACTGCTCCAACAGTAACACTTGAGGCAGAAGGCGCAGCAATCGATACAACCGATCAAGCAGCTTCTTTTGTTTCAGTTGATGTTAAGAAATTTGCTGGCGGACAAACATTCTCAGTTGAACTTTTAGATCGTTCATCACCAGCATTCTTTGATGAGTTAGTTCGTCAAATGGAATATGCTTATGCAAAGACAACTGATGCCTATGCTGCAACAATTTTAGGCAATTCTTGCGCATTAGCAACTACCGCTGTTGATAACACTTCAACTGGACTTCTATCTTATGTTTCAGCTGCTGCAGCATCAGTTTATTCTGGCTCACTTGGATTTGCTCGTAACTTAATTGTTAATAGCACACAATGGGGTAACATCATGGGTTACAACGACACAGGTCGCCCAATCTACAACGCATCACAACCACAAAATGCAGGTGGCGCAGTTGGACCACAATCACTTCGTGGAAATGTTGCTGGTTTGGATCTTTATGTTTCACGCTCACTAGATGGATACACAACTGGAGATCAGTCAATGATCGTAGTAAATCCAGATGCATTTACTTGGTATGAGAGCCCACGCTTACAACTTCGTTCAGACATCACAGCAACTGGTCAAGTATCTGTTGCTTACTATGGCTACGGCGCACTTGCAGTTAAAATTGCTGGTGGCGCAGTTTGGTTCAACAAGAACTAAGTAAGCCCTTAATGCCTACTGGTGCTCCCGCTGGTAGGCAGCTATAAATGGGAGTAATAAGGAGATGACATGCCAACCATAATTACAGCTTCAGAGTTGAGATCTGTGCTTGGTGTGTCATCATCCTTATATTCCGATAGTTATCTAAATCAAATAATAGATACGGCTGAAACTGTTATTCTGCCAATGCTAGTTACATTCAAAGCACCAATCCAAAAAGTGTCGCTGACTGATAATGTCGCCACTTTCACTACACTA